CGTTATAATCTCTTTTTCTTTATCTTTTGGAATTTCTGGCGGTTTTGTTTCAGGCGGCTTTGGTGTTTCAGCTTTTGGCTTTTCCTGTTCTTCTACAATCTGCAACTGATTTGGATTATATTGCATTGGAATATAAGAAGGCATTTTTCCATTCGGGCAACTATAAAAAGCGCCGTTCGGGTCATCTTCAATTATCTGTGTATTTTTTACAGAACTATCTCGATGAGTTTTTACACATCCAAGAACATCAATTGTCGGCGGGGCTACATTTAAAACACTTGAAGGCGGTATATAAGAATTAATATTTATTGTCGAAATATTTCGAATTTTTATTTGTTTTATTTCCAATTATTAATTTATCAAAGAGCTTTTTAATTTTCTTAACAAGATTTCATAAGATGCTTCTTTTTGAAAATAAAGTGACAACAAATAACGATCTTTTTTATCTAAATTCATAACTGCGTGTTTTTTTTGATTATTGAATAAATAATATGTATAAGGTTTATATTTAAGTTCAATTATATTGTCGTGATACCATTTATCTTTATGTTCTCCGAACAAACAATAACTATTGTGTTCTTTACTTACTAAACAATTTATACAAGATTGCCTGTAATCATCAACGTGCCAATCATAAAAAGATTTAAATTTAACTTTTAACAAACCTAATTGCTTGATAGGATGTATTTTGTTTATTTCGTTCAGAGCTAATTCTTTTTGAATCCAAGAATTATCAAGAAAAATTACATCAAATCCAAAATGTTGCTGCCAAGTTAAATTTTTGAAAGATATTAAATTTTCAAGATATAAAATTAATTTATTTGATTTTGTTTTTATTTCTGAAAAACAATCAATTGGAATCATATTTCATTTATATTTATTTCATAGGTAAAGGAATCGACCCGCCTGTTTTTTTTGGTATTTGGTTGTCAAGTATTTTTGGCATCATTTGTTGAACATTTGCCAATACTTCATTCATCATGCGATTTTTAAATTGTGGCGAGGTAACGTATTTATAACCAAAGTAACCTCCGCCTAACATTGACGCGCTAATAATAAAACTTAAAATAGATAGTATCTGAGAAATTTTTGCCATGGTAAAAGAAGCAATCCTAAAAGCAATAAGTCATGGACTTATTATATCAATGCTTATAATTTTACCCACAATAGCCCCTTTATATTTAATTACGTCTTATATGGTTAAGACCAACCAACAGGTAAACCAGTAGTTGTCGTCGGCGATAATTTTTCATTAACAGCGTTTGTTACACATTGTTCATAATATTCTGCTAATGTTTTGCCATCACTTGACCAAGGAACATTTAAAGACGCTTTAACCCATGAAAGAACAGTTGCTTCATCTAAATCGTCATAATTTTTAAAATCACTAGGCAAAGAATCAGGCTTTGGGAAAACTATAGCATCTTGTTGCATTGTGACTTCTTCGCCATCAGAATAACCAATTATTGAGTATAAAACTTTAAATACAAAACCATCTGAATCATAACTTTGTAATTTATTTATTTTCCAAGAAACTGTGATAGCCATAATTAACTAATATTTATTTAGATTCTACTTGATTTTGCACATTAAACACTTCTTCAATTTTTTCGATTGCTCCTCTGTCTTTTAAAACTTGTGTAACAATCATTGTTCTTTCTTGTTGTAGTTCTGAAATTTTTTTGTTGCCTTCATCTTTTATATCTTTTATTTCTTTATCAATAAGGTCAATTTTTTTTTCATGCACCTTAAGATTTTCTTTTAAACTAGAAACTTTTTCTGTTAATTTTTTCTCTAAGGTCATAATAATTTTTTTGTTTGTTAGTTCAATATAAATAAAAAATTTATAATAAGCAACTATGCAAAGGTTATGTTTGCCCTATCATGTGCAACCATGCGTATTTCTGTCATATATTTTGTGTAGTTTTCATTGGAGTCTGTAGTGTATTGAAGATCACTTCCACTCCATGCAAGGCTTCCTGCAGCTATACTGCTACCTACTTTCGAGGTTAATGTTGGTGTAGCTGCATTAAAATTACTATAACTGTGAGTTCCTTGTGCAGAAGCAAAAAGCTCAATTTGTGCCACCTGATTTGTAGTTGCTGAACAAACATACATAGTTATAAAAAAGGCAACATTAGAGTTTCCACTTGGAGAGTTAGCTGTTAATAGAGTTTGTGTCACTTCACTTGTTCCCCTAACAAAAGTAAAGCCAAATCTAAAAATCCCTCCTGATTCGCTTGCTGACGCATCCCCGGCCCTAAACTGTACAAGTCTTGAATTATTACGAGAAACATCAAGGCAAGAGGCCATATAAGCAAGAGTATGATGTGAGTCATCGCCAATTTCAATACCTCTGGCAGTTGTGACAAATTTTCGTGAATTATCATGGAATACTTGTACTGCCGCATCAACAGTACATTTTATATAACTTTCAGTTGCACTATTACTTAATAATTCTATAGAGTTTCCGATTAATCTAAAATCACAACTATTGTTAGTATTTTGTATTTTTGAGTTCCCATCATGAAAAATTTTTAAATCTCCAGAATTACCAAACTCAGCGTTTTTACTATCTTGCCAATTCAATCCACCACTAATAGTCTGAACAGCGAGATTACCATCATGATAGAGTTTTACCGCCCCATCTTTTGAACAAGTAATCATTTCTTCGCTAGAACCAGAAAGTAATTGGATACCATTACCATTTACTGTTCTTATTTTTAAATCGCCAGATCCATTATCATCAATAAAAGAGTCCGCTCCCGAATGATAAATTTGAAGGTCAGCACCATTTCCAAATGCAGCCTTCGCATTATCAGCAAATTCAAGTTGACTATCTGACTTGTCAAAAACTATATTTGCACTTGCACCTGTAAAAGTAACATCTTCATTAAAATTACTCGCAGCATCTACATCAATACCACCCGCTAAAGTAAATAAATTAATCCATCCGTCATTACTTGAGTTTCTTATTTTAAAAATTGAAGCGTTTGTGTCAGCCCACCATTGATAAGCGTATTTTGTTGCCGGCTCCGTTGAATTTGAGTTATTACTTACAATTGCAGCAAGTGTACTATTTAAGTCTGTTCTAAAACTGGCTCCCGATTGGTTCGAGATTATATAGTCTGCTGTTGCCATTGCTTAGTCCTTTTTTATAAGTATATGATAGTTGATAACTTAAATATAAACATATTTACCCTCCTTTACCAAATCCAACTGCTGTATATTTAAAACTCAAATCTTTTAAACCGCTGCTACTTCTTGTTTCGATAACAAATTGTGTTCCTGTTATAGATGTTATATTGAAAAAATCGCCACTTGCAGCGCCTTCAAGGGTAATACCGACAGTTGGAAGAAATGCTGTTGTTGAACCACCCAAAGAACCAGTACCCGTGAAAAATGGGTCAGAAAAAGTTACTGTCTTCGCAGAACCAGTTGTCGCGCATTGACTTGCTATTGCTGAATTTACAGTTTCAGTTCTCCTTTTCAAACTTGCTTCATATCCAAGTTCTGTAACATTAATATTTTGTGCAGGGTCATTAGATGATAATTCAACTTTAAATTTAAATCCCCTTGCTCTATATTCTCCATTTGCAAAGGTATTAAATTGTGAAAAATTAGCTCCATAAGTGCAAGAAGTACCGCTTGATATTGTTGCACTAGCACTTGCTGTAACTGTAAAAGAATTAACGTTAGGAACTGTTTGTATTTCATAATTACCGTCAGTAGCACTTCCAGCAGTAAAATCAATCACAACTTGATCCCCGACAGAGTAACCATGTGACGATTTTGTGATTGTTATAGTTGTTCCGCTTTGTTCGTAAGTGGCGGCTGTTGATGTTGCAGTATCTAATTGTGTTGTGGCAACGAGTAATTTTGCTCCAACATCTTCAGCAAGAGTACCGTCAAATTCAGTCCAAGTATCAATGTTTGCTGTTCTGGAATCAATAAGATCATTAGGCAAAAGTCCAGAAGTTACAAATCGTCTTTTTAAAGTAAGATTAAAAATCGCACCCATTTCAACTTCATTCTGAAATTCATAAGAACCGCTTGAATTAATTGGACCGGCAAAATCAATATTTGATAAATCATCAATATTTTGTGTAATTGAATCTATAAGCAATGTTCCATCTAATAACAAACCATCAAAATCTGCATCATAAAATGTATTTACTTTATTTCCTTGAAATGGTGGTGAATCTGTATCCTCTCTTTCTGTAAGAATTATTTGATTTGGTTGTGGGTCTGGTTGTGTAACAATTATTCTTTGAGCATTATTTGATCTACGCCCGCCGTCATCGAGAAATTTTATACTATAAGTACCAGTTAATGCAGGCACTAATGTTTCACTTATATTGCCTGATAATTTAGGAATTATTTCTGTTGAATTACTAAATGTTGCAATAGCAGGGTCAACAGATGGAGTATGTCTAACAGAAATAGAACCTCCATGAGTTACGTCAATATCTGTAGCGGGGTTAAAACGTAGTCTTACAAAAAGTTCTGATACAGGCTCAACTGTTAAACCTGTCGGGTCTTCTGGCAAAGCTGTTTTACCAACAGCATTAAATGTTAAATTATTTGATGTTGCAGAAAGTTGTCCTTGAACATTATAGCTAAAAACTTGAAATTCATATACACCAAGTTGACTATTTAATATTTCAAAATCAGGACTTGAAACTTTTGTTGAGACAAAATTTCCATTGTTATAACGATAATTTACTTGGTAATTAATAACACCAACGATTGGCTGCCAACTTAAAACAATTTTTGACACCGCTTGATTATTTATTGGAACGATAGTTTCAACAGCAGAAAGGTTAGATGGTGGTGGTTTTATTTCACTTAAAACAGAAACATTTCTTGTTGGTAAAGTTGAACCATCTTCGATAAAATCATATTTATCTTCAACATAAGACAGTGCTGTAATTGAAAAATTTATTCCATCTTGTTCTTCAACACTTATTACCCTAAATTTTTGTGATTGCACTGTTGCGTTTGCCAAAAGCCATGCAGTATTTACATTGGGTGTTTGAGAAAAAGCAGAACTTACAGTCACAACACCATCTGAACTTATGCTAGAAACATCTTTCGTTTCAACAGTACCATCTGGTAAAACAACGCTAAATTTTGGAGTATCAGTAGTTGGTAAATCTGTGGCGTTTACATCATCAACAGTCATAACGGTTGTTGATGCAACAGCAGATAATCTTCCGCCTCTTCTAACACCAGCACGAACAGGGTCATTAATGTCAATTACTGCGCCCGGCCTTACTATCGCGCCAGCATCAATTGAAGTTGTAAAGCTTACAAGTTCTGATTCATTTTGTTCTGAAAATAATATTGCTCTTCCTAGCCTTGCTGCTTGCCCTCTTGATGTACAAGCAAAAGCTTTTACTTGTTTTGTAATAATTCCAAACTTACTTTGTGCGGTTGTATCGTCTACAACTTCAAAATCAACATCTTGGCTGTCCATATTATAATATGAAACAGCGACAGCAGTATGTCTTTGTTTTAAACTACTACCTGAATAATTAAAGCCATCGGATGTAATATTGCTTAGATTAAATATATAGCTTGCTGATTTTGGCGAATCTTGAGTAATCGTAATTGAACCAGCAGTAAAAATTGGCATACATCTCATAACGCCAGCTAGTTCATTTATAAGATCAAATGCTTCAGAAGAATTTTGTATATTTACATTACAACTAAATCGTGCTTCCTGACCTCCAAATCCATCATCTACAAGAGTGTTTGCAAACTTACTTGCAGTAACAAAAGAAAATAAATCAAGATTACTGTCTGTTATATGATCGCCAAAACCATATCTTGTATTTGTAAGTAAATCAAGCAATACCATTGCTGGACATGAAGTCCAAACAGCAGCACCCATAACACCATTAAAAATATATCCATCAGGATAAACAATACGACCAGTATTGGAATCAACAGTTGGAGTTCCAGAGCTAGATGCACCAGCCCCCGGTATTCTTACTTTTATTCCTCTTATTCTAAATTTTCTTGATGGTATTGAACTAAATTGTTCTGAATCAAGTCTTATTGCGTTATAGGCAGAGTTTGCGTATGTAGAAGCATCGTCAATTATTTCTGAAAAACTTGTCCATTGAAATGCATTTACTGTACTGCTACTTGTGCTGTCCGCAGTTATTCTTGTAATACGAATGTCAACAGGAAAAGAACCAGTAATTGCAACAGAAAAATCTTTTTGATATGCGTCAGCAGTTCTACCAGTAACAGTGTCAGTATGTAAGTCTGTAAAACCACCAGAATTATACTGAACAGAAATTTTAAATTGTACTGTATCACCTAATAAATCTCCGCTATCGGTTGCTACTTGTATTTGTGGAAATGTAATTGTAATTTTTACACGATCAACATTTGTATTTGTAATTTGTCTTGTTACTGGCGAAGCTGCCGTTACTTCAACACCTACAGGTGTAGATGATGAAGAACTTTCAACGCCATCAATTTTTGCTTGGTCTGCAGTACCATGCCTTGAATTAAATGTTACATCTTGAAAATTAAAATCAACAGTTTGTGGATCAGTTGATGATGCTGTTTCATTTAATATTGGTGTATCGTTTAAAAAGACATCTTTGAGATATGCATTTTTGTATGCTGTAGATGTTTTGTCAGTTATACCTTCTTTTGAAGCAGATGCACTTCCTTCAATTTCACCCTCAGAAATTAAATCTAAAAATGATACAAATTGCTTACTATGTAAAGTATCAGGTGTTCTTGTAGGTTGCGGTGGTGGAGAAGGTTTTGAACCTCCACCAAATGAACCACGAATAATTTTTTTATTATCGGTCATACTTGCACCTGTTCAGTATCTATCGAAGAACTAATAACAACAGATCCAGTAAAGATTTCGCCATATACTAAAGGTACTGGTGTACCAGCACGACTTGTCTGTTGTGTACCACTAAAATGAAAAGACAACCTTGGATCTTGCTCAGAACTAAATTGAGGCGCTTTCGGTGTAGGAAATAACATATCACTAACACCACCTAAAACTAATGAAGCACCTATACCAAAAGCAGCTTTGGCACCTAGACCAGCAGCCGCAAAACCACCAGCACTTAATCCAGTTAACGGTGCTGTAAATAAACCACCAACACCAAAACTTAAAGCTATTAAAGCACCGCCAAATAAAGCCTTACCGATTCCTCCAGAACCAGATACTACAGGCACAAATTTAATATCAGATTTACCTATTGGAAAATGTAATTCATCTATATTTAAATTATCTTCGCCTAATAACACTTGATAATATTTATTTGCCATATGACCTTCTAATTCTGGAAAATTATTTACAAGAAAACTAACAGCCTGCGCTGTTGTGTTAACTGCGGCTTCTAATTCTTTGTGACCTGTTATTTTTACAAGTTCACCATACAATTTGATTTTACGCATCATAACGATACCGACCCCCTGTACATTTTAACAACCAAGGATTGTATGGTTCTTTACAAGATAGTCTATCGCCTAAATGATGTAAAACATCACCATCTATAAAAATTCCAACATGGTTTAAACCTTTACCTAAAATACTCATTGCCAAAACATCACCATTTTGTAGCTTTTCATTTGGTGTCAATAAACGAAAACCCGCTGTAATTAAATAATTATTGAAATCGCCATCTTCTTTTGATTGTGGATTTTCATGAAATATTTCAGGTGTTAAAGGTCTTGTAGCTTTTTTAAAAGAAATTGATTTTTCTTGCAAATACCAATCCTCTACCAAACTTAAACAATCAGTAACACCCCAAACCCAAGTTCTTCCAAGTAAAGGCGGTTTAAATCCACAAGGCTCATAATATCCCCACGTTTCTGTTTTAGGGTTTACAATATACCAAGGCAAATTTGAATCTTCACAGCTTATTTTATCGGCCTCTGAAGCGACAGGCGGTGTTATGGGGTGCGAATGTACAATTCCAATAATTTCTCCAAGTTCATCCCCTTTTACAAAATCTTCTGGATTCATTATGAAACATTGATGAGAAGTTATTGATAAATTTTGACAAGGAAAATATTTTTCTTTTCCACGAATATTTAATAAAAGACCGCAAGACTCTTTCGGGTCTTGTTCTTTTGCGTGAAGCATTGCATCATCTTTCCAAGTCATTATGCGGCCAATCCAATGCTAGGAAATTCAGCCCTTGTACATTGTCTCTTTGGTGCACGAACACCGACAAGATCAATGGGAGCAGCTAATTCAAAAACAACTACATCTCTAGTTTCTTGTGACTTTCTATCAATAGAATATATTTCTTGTGCAAATTCTGCATTTGGGTCTGGTGTACCATAAGGATTAACATTACCAGCAAAGTTGACAGCATCAATAAATTTTGCAAGTGTTCTTATTCTTGTAAGGGTTGCACCAGTAAGATCATTTCCAGTTGTTGTTTGGTTAACTGTTAAAAGGATGGATGTAATAGTTCCAAGAACATTACTTACAGTTAGAGTTGGTCTTGGAATTTGGCCTTTTTGATATGCGAACCCTTCTGCTTGTACTGGAAATCTTTGGTATGTATTACCAGCCCAAACTATCTCACCATTAGAATTTAAACTTGAACCAGCATGAAATCTATATGTTGTTGCAGAGCCATGCAAAGCAGAAGTAGTTGTAAGAGTAAATAATTCAATAATTGATGAAGGATTTATTGATTGAATATCACTTATAACACTACTGCTCATGGTTCAAACACCTCTCTAAATGTACAACTTAAAATAGCTCTATTATTGTAAGGAATTGTTTTTGTCCAGTTTTCGCATACATACTTTTTAGCACCAGAAACAGTTACAGTTACATTCCCACTATTTGTTGCACTTGAAGCAGCAGTAACAGTAAAGGTATTTTGATCAGCAGCAGAGGCGACAATAAAAGTACCATCTGTTGCAGAGCCAGATGTATAGTCAAGAGTGACAGTTTCACCAATAGCTATACCATGTTTGGTTACAGTAATTGTAACTGTGGTTCCAGATTGGCTGTAGGTACCTGTTTTTGATGTACCTTCGCCAGTAGCTGTAAAAGTAAAGCTTGCTTGGTCATTAGCTCTACTATCTAAAAATGCCTCAATTACATCTGCATCTGTTTCTGATTCATTAAATTGCACTGTAAATGTTTTAGGGTTTTGATGACTAGCTAACCCAAACAAAACTCTGTGTTCGTAACCATCTGCAAAACGAACAAGCCTTTTTACTGGTTGTGACTTTTTACTAAAGCCAACATATGTGGGAGTAAATGATGGAAATGTAGCCATTATGCAAGTAAACCTCCGGGTCGTTTTTCTTTAACTAATTGGGCTTGAATAGCAGCAGAGATAACAAGACCTAGCTCTCTACTTTGTTGTTCGTTACCTTCTACACTAGAACCTGACGCATCTACATTAACAACAACATTATTTGTAGTGCCACCGCCAATACCACTATTTGGAATAATAGTTCCAGCAGAAGTCGGTACAAACAATTCTGGACCTTTTTCGCCTACGATTGACGGTTTACCAACTGGTGGTCTACCACCTCTTGCAAATCCGGGCAAATTAGAAAATATACCAAAGCCTGTACTTTTTAAAAGTGTATTTATTCCAAGTCTTAACAATGAATTAGCCAAGTCATTTACAATAGATTTTGCTGCTTCGCCCAAGGTTCTTGTACCGTTTATTGCACCAACTAAAGCATCAGAAATACCTGTCGCAATACTATCTCCAATTTGTTTAAATATTTCTGCCTGTCTTTTTGTTGCTTCATTTATTCTTTCTACC